AGTACCACCAGCAGCAGAAATAGCATCATTAAGAGCTATTCTAGCAACTACAGTAGCAGCTTTAGACCCTTCAGCAGCCCAAGCAGTAGCAAATTCTACAGTTGCTTGAAGCGATGTAGCTGCATTTCCAGCAGAAACACCATATTCTATAACAGCTGTGTCAGCGTCAGTCATACTTACGTGTACTATGTTTTCAGCAGGCAACAAATCAACATCACCTGTTGCTTTAGCAAGACTTATATATCCCATAATTTCTATATTTTAAAATGTTAATAATTATACAGACTTAAATAACACGAAGTTATTAGCAGCTTGTGTTACTAAACATCTTTCAGTTAAGAAATGTACAGACATTGCATCTACACCGTCAGTATAAGCACCGCCTACAGAACCTGTAATCCAGTTTTTATATCTTCGATCTTCAGTTTCAGAAGCTCTATATCTTACATGTAAGAAAGGACGTCTGATATTTGATCCTAACATTTGATCATATACTGTAGTAGTTCCAGCAGGAATTAATACACCGTCAATATTATTAGTTAAACCTCTAGTAGAAGCGTCATTTAAATATTTCCAGTCAGTTTTATAAAAGTCATAAGAACCTCTTCTAAAACCAGTAAAACCAAAGTTAAGTGCCATTTCTGATTCATTATCAAATAAACCGTAAGAAGCAGATGCTGAAGAAGCAAAGTTACCATTCATAGCAGCAACCATGTCATCAAAATCAAGAGCAGTTTGTCTTTGTAAGAAAAGCATGTTTTCTTCAATAGCTCCTTGCTTATCTAAGTTTTTAAGTATAGCATCAAAATCACCCATTGCACCTGAACCAGGAGCAGCAGCACCAGCAAAACCTTGGTAAACATTACCTCTTGTTTCGATAGCAGAAAATAAACCTTGTGTACCTTTTAATAAAGCAGTAGTATACGAAGCAGGAACTACAGCACCTGTACCAGAAGCTAGTTCACCTTCAACTAATGCCATTTCCATATAATCTTCAAATCTTAATCTAGTTTCAGATTCAGCTTTTAGATACCATAAGTATCCAGAAGTACCATCTTCAGTAGAAACTTCGATCCATCCAATTTGTGAAGCATCAGATCCATTTACTTGATACTTATCTCTAATGATAAGTGGTGAATTACTATACTCAGTAAATCCAGGCTCAATTGATCCTAAAGTAGCATCAGTTGATCCTTTTTCCCATGCAGAACCGTAAACAAATATGTTAATATCGTCACCTGCATTTAAAGCTTGCATAGTAGCACTTTGAGAAAAAGTAGTAAATCCTTGTACTACAATACCAGCAGTTGTAGCTGGAGCTACAGGCTGATTAACAGCAGTTACAATAAATTTTTCTACAACTAATCCAGTAGCTTTATCACTAGCTATAATTGTTTGATTAACTTTAATAGCACATGTATTGTTACCTGGGCTAGCAATTGGATTAGCAGTAGCTAATTCAATATTAAAACCATTAGCACCATTACTAGTACAATTGTCATATGCGACATGTAATCTATTTTGTTCAGACCAAATTACTTGATCCGATGTCATTGGCATTTCAGCGCCAACCATTCTTAAGAAACCTGATAATGTTCTATTACCATATCTCTCAACTTCTGCTTCATATAGCTCAGGCAAATACTGTTGTGCCCAGTCTGACGTACCATCTGCAAAATTCAGATAGTTGTCATTTAATGCCATTCTTTTTTGAGCAGGAACTAAACTTGCAGGAAAACTCCCACTTGTTGCAAAACTCATAATTTATATTTTTAGTTTAAGTTATCTTTTTTTAATTTTTAACTTAGAACTATCTACACCACTAATTGCTTTTACTTTTAATCCATTAATAAACATTTCACCAGAGCTAGTAGCTCTAACTTCATTTGTTATATTTTTAGACTTAGCATTTACATCTCTAATCGCGTCAGTTTTACCTTGCTCATAAAAATGTTGTGCTATTTTATCGGCATTATTAGCAGTATATAAGGCTTTATGATAACCTCTATAATCATTGATTTCACCTTTTTTATCTAGGAACTTCCCAACAAAATTATTTAAATCAGATTGATTGTGAGCAACATCATTCTTGTTATTTACATTATATCTAAAAGCTTTATCACCAACATTATATTCAAAACCTTTGAATTCATCGGCAAACAACTTTTTAGTATTGTTTGTAAAATTTTCATGACGCTGTTGAATCACCTTCTGTTCTTCGTTGTACCTATTGAAAAAGTCATTAGCTTTTTTCTGTTCTTTAGATACTGAAGGTTTCAACTTGATCTCTTCATAGTATTTTTCTTTAGAACTATTCAAAAAGCTTTTGGCTTTAGCAATTTCTTCTTTGTAAGCAAGTTTTTTCTTTTTAATCACTCTTTCATCTTCGTCCTCATCCCAAGCAAAATTATCATCCATTAAAAATTCTACTTCTTCTGCATTAAGATGTGGTTTACTTACATTATAATATTCTTTTAATACTTGCTCTCCACTTAACTTAGTATAATCTTTACTTAGATTAACATAGTCTTCAACAGTTCCGCCAGTATCTTTCATAAACTTTACAAGTTTTTCTACATTTTCAGGAAGTTCTATTTGTGGTTTTTCTTCAACTTCTTCTTTAATGTTTTCTACAACTTCTTTAGTTTCTTTTATATCTTCTTTTTTAACTTCTATTTCTTCTATAATAGGAGTTTCTTCTTTTTTTACTTTTTCTTCGGAGGACCGTACATTTTCAACCACTTTTTTGCTACTTGTCTCGTTTTTCTTTTCTTCGACAATAACATTGCTATCATTTGATTCTTGTGTTTGAACGGCATTCTCTTCTTTTTTAGTTTCTTCTTTTGGCTCTTCTTTTTTAGCCATATCTACTTTAGTTACTTTTTCTTTAGTAACTAATTTTTTAGGTTTCTTTTTTATTTTAAAGTCACCTTGTTCTAAGGTTCCGTCAGGAGCCTCTACTACTTCTTCTTTTGACATAATATAATATAATAGTTAATATAAATTATCTAGGTGCAAATTGCTCTAAACCAATACCACCTAAATTATCGTTACCCTTAGACTCAAAGTTTATAGGTAAACCATCTTCTTTTCTTTGGGTTATCATTTCACTCTGTTGAGTTCCTTGAATTTTAAGTCTTTCATCTTTACGATCTTCTATTTGCTTTTCTTTTTGAGCAATAACTCTAGACTGTTCTTTAGCAAGTTCCATGTTGTAATTAAATTCTTGCTGCATTAAACCTCTTTTTATTTCAGCTTCAGTTTGCATTCTTTGTATTTCAAATTGTGACTTAGCTTGCTCTAATTGAACTTTGCTATTAGTCATAGCTTCTTGTTTTTGAAGTTCTGCTAGTGCTGTTTTTTCTGCAGTTTCAGCTTGAGCTTCTCCTTGAGCTTGTATTTGCTGTAGTTTTAATTGCTGATCTTTAGCTTGCTTGCTCTGTCTTCGTTTCTTTAATAATGTATTAGCAAGTTTTAGATTATTTACATTTCTAATGTCTATAGCGTCTTCTAAATCTATAGATTGAGTAGATAAAGCTACTTGAATATTTTGTTCTAATTGAGCTTTTTCTTCATCATCTGGTTCTAATTCTATAAATATACCAAAATCATGAACATTAACTTTCATCAATTCATCTAACGTGTTAGTATTAAAATTAGATATACTATTTACTAAAGACATTCGAGTAAGTGGAAACATTAAAGAATCATTAACTCTTAAAGATATATTTTCACAAGTCATTAAAGTTAAATACAAGCTTGCTTGTAGTATATGTCTTGTGGCTGTATTAGAGTTAGCCGCTGCTAGTTTTTGTAATCCTACTAATGAATTTTTATCTGGAACACTACCATCTCTGGCTTCATTTAATCCGGTTACATCTCTTATCATTTGTAAATAATAATTATATGTTTGAATTAACGAACCAATCTTAGCACCACCAGAAGAAGATTGAAGTTCTTGAACAGGTACTCTACCTCTATTCATTTCACCGTCTTGAGTTAAACTTCTACCTATAACACTACCAGTCTGGAAATACATGTTTATAGCTTCAGCGGGATTATAATTAGTACCATTACCAAGATCAACTTCTGCTAAACCATCCATGTCTAAATAAACACCGTCAGGTACCATTCTAGACATAACTTGTTGCAACTTTAAATGTGTTAACTGAATCATATCTGCAAATCCAGTAATTCTACTTACTAAACTTTCTATTCTACCTTGATACATCCTAGGAGCAGTTATAGTATAACTAAGATTTACTTTACTAGTATCAGCATACGGTCTTGTCATATTTTCTGCTAACCTCCAATCTAGCATTTCTTCCATACCTAGTACTTTAGCTCCACTATATAAAGTTTCTATTGATCTGGAAGCTTTCTTAAAATTGTCTGTTTCTTTAACCTCTAAAAAAGTATCTTCTTTTTCTATAGTTTTTTCTAACCCTGTTGCAGTAGTTTTTATTTTAAATACTTGGTCTATATAACTTTTCCACTCAAAATATAATACTTGAACAGTATTCTGATCGTATCTACCATTAAAATTAGGAGAATAAGCTGTGTTACCTGTATAGTTCTGTAATTTTTTAACTTGCTCAGGTGTTAAACTAGGAAATTGTTTTTTAAGTTCTACTATAGGAACGTTCTTAACTTCACCTACGTAATAAACATCTTCAAAGTTAGGATCATTAGTATAAGAATAAACTATATTAGCTGGATCTACATAATCAATAACAATACCTTCCGCTGGGTTCCAAGAAGTTTTCACACATGATATACCTAGAACAGTTAAATCGTAGTTAAGTCTTTTTCTAATTAAATGATATTTATTTTTATCTAATACTTGAGAAATAAGCTCTTCTTCTGCAACTTCTATGGATTGTTTATAATCCATTTGCATATGCGCAGGAAGGTCATCTAAACTTTCTGGAGTGTTTTTAGCTCTAGACTCACTCATGTCAATGCCAAATTCTTTCATTACAGCATCGTTAAAAGCTTTATTTTCAATATCCATAATAATACGCTGAGCATATTCAGTTCTTTTCTTTAATGAAGTAGGATCTTGAGCCATTGCTTTTACTTCATAAGATCTTTGAGACATACCATTAACAACTATATCTACAAACTTAGGAATAATAGGTACAGGTTTCCAGTCTAAATTTAAATAAGATAAATCTCCATTTATAGCTAATTCATCTTTATACTTTTGCACTGGCTGTTCTGCTCTAGCATAAAGTCTTAAATTGTGAAAATTATTATAGTTAGTCATATATCTATAACCAACCCCTTGTGAATTTCTAAACCATTCACCTTCAATAGCTCTCGCAACTTTTAACCCATATTCGTAAGTAGCTTTCTCAGCAGCAGGTACGACCTGATCCGGAAATGTACTATATGTAGTAGTAGCTTGCATATATTAATTAATTTTTGATATTACACCGGTATTATCATAAGTTTTAATACCAAGATTTATTTTAGTAGTATTTTTGTGAGGCACTGGTCTATATAAGTTTTTGTTACAAGCCATAATGGCCAGTCCTGAACTAATAGTAGCATCGTGCTTGGTTCTGCTGTTTATATTAAAAACCGCCCAATCTTCTAATGTTTTTTGGTGATACATATCACCATAACTATTATCTTTAGCTCCTACAAAGTTTTCAATATAACTTTCTACTGCAGCTGCGTGAGCTTGTTTTATATCTTCACTTGAATTAGGTATTCCACCTATTTCTTTTTCTGTTATAGATAATTTATTAATAAGTTTATCAGGTCTATTCATGCTAAATCCTCTATATCCTCTACGCTTAAGATAATATAATAGTCTAGGTTTGTTATTTTCACAAAGTAAAGGCATTCCATAAAACACCAAAGCCATTAATACGTCTTCAAAGAATATTTCTGCCGTTTGAGGTCTAGATATATATTCTAAGAAAAAATGATTAGATGGTGCTTCTTCCATAGAAAATTTAGTAAGTCCGTGTAATGCTCCATTAGAGCCTTTACCATCAACTGTACCGCTAATATCATAACTATCACATCCAAAAGCCCCAACATGCTCATTACCAGGATATTTAACACCATTCTTTATAATCACTCGATTTTGAAGATTTTTAGGTGGAACCCAACTAACTTTAAACCTACCATCATTACTAGGGTAAAAAATAACACTCGTGTCTTTAACCCCATTTATCCAATTAAAACTACCTTGAGTCACATTTAAACTATTGTTTAAATTATCATTATAGTCTATTTGTTCATAAATTTTTACAAGATTAAATAAACTTTGTTTTGTTTCATCTCTAAAAGCATGAGCTTCAGTTCTTGGAAATTGCCTGTAATATTCATTTAAACTATCTTGATCTGACTTTAAGCCTTCAACCTCGTTTTCCCAGTGTTCGATAACGCCTGTTGTAATTTCAAAACCGTCGACTCCTTTGATAGGATCTTTTTCTCTAACGAAAACAGGTGATCCGTAAGAATCCATGAATCCTTCGTAGTTCCACTCCATAGGGATGAACAAAGAATAGAGTCCAGAAGAAGTTTGTCCATTTCTATTTCTTTTTGTAACGTCTGAATTATAGTATAATTTTTTGAAGTTGTTTCCACCTTTGTCTAATGAATTAGATGTTGAGCCCATCATACATTTACCTACAACTCTTGAACCAAGACGTAATGTAGTTTTTGTAACCCTCCAGTTGTTTAATATATTGTCAGGTCTTTCCCATTTACCACTTTCATCGTGAGCTAATAATTTTAATTTCTCACCATCGTAGGAATTATCACCCGTGTTTTTCCAGTCAATAGTTGTATCAAGACCGTCTAATTCTCTTAGTTGTTCATTACTTTCAAGCTTTCTTCTAGTAAGTTTTGAAGCTGGGACTCTGTATGCCAATTCGGTTTTAGGACGATCCATACCGTCTTGGATCGGCTTGAAGAAAAACGGATAGTTAACGGAAATTGGGACGACTTTATCTGTGAACATTTTTTTAGCATCTGCTCCAGATTTAGAGAGTATACCGAATCTGGAGTCACTAGATATTGTGGCTTGGTTAACCAATTCCGCTGATGACATAAATGAAAATCCAGATCGTCTGTTTTTAAGATAGCACATTCCGTAACATCTCGTATCTGCTTTACATGCTTCCCAAAATATAAAGAATAATCTATTTGCTTCTCTATAGTCTGGTGCTCCAACGTCAATTTTTGACCATTGTAAGTACATGTAGTGAGTACCAGTAATATAAATAGGAACACCATTGTTATAAAACCAGTAACCTTGTTCTCTTCTTTCAAACTCCTTATCAATATAGTCATACCATTCTTCTTTAAACTCTGAAGGGTATTCTTCCCAATCAAATCTACTTTTAATTCTTTTTAACTCTTTTGGATATTCTTGTTTTTCCCAGTATTGTTCTGCTTTATTTTCGCTTCGTTTAAACGGTTCATTTGTTGCTGGTAAAGCAATCCGGAGATTCTGTATTTCAATGATTTGTCCAATTTTTCCAGTTTTACTTATTACTATAAAATCATAATCAGAGTTATAGCCATACTCCCATTTTTTAAACCTATTGTTTTTAGCTAATATCTTAGGATTTACAACGTCCTTAATTTCTTTCCAAAGAGTTTGTTGGTAACTCATTTACTTCTCCCTTCTGCAAAACCTTTAAAAGTTTTTTCAACTTTAATATCTTTAGGTTTTTCACTTAATAACTCCTCTTCTGTCTGTATCTTTGTTAAAATTTCAAAAGCATCCATTATAGCCAGCTTCTTTGTAGCGGCAGCATTTTTTAATCTATCAGCGCTTACATCATCGTCTGAGTCAACAATCTTTTCTTTTGCTACCTTAATTAATTCCTCAATTGCTTTTTGCCCAGCTTGGATTATTTTCTTTTTCGTCTCCTTCGTATTCATGAGTCAAAGCTATATCATTTAATTTCATACAATAAAGTCGTTCGCCATTTATAATAAACTCAAATTCAGAGTTTGGTGTAAATGTAACAAGCGCTCCAGGTGTTATTTTAAGAGCTTCTAAGAACTTATTAGTATATTTAACTATACCAACATTAGGTTGTTCTTTTCTGTTCTTTAAATAATCTTTATTTAATATTGGTTTAACAAAGCAATAGTTTAAATGACATTTGTTATTATACATGTATATCTGCTCAGGATAAGCAAAGTATAAATCATCTTTAAAAAAAGTAGAAGAGTTTTTCTCTCTACCTTTCATATCATAATATCTTCTAAATATATTATGATGTACGTATACTTCATCATTTATTTCAATATCACTATTGTAAGCTAAGGGTTTAGAAACAACTATAGCTTTTTTACTAACAAATCTATGGTCTTCAATACGAGTATTAATAATAAGGTTAGTATCATCAACTCTTCGTATATTGTCATATCTATTATTTAGTGGTTTTATAATAAACTGGTATAAACTCTTCATTAATAACTTAAATCATATTCAACTGAGATAGCCATATTAGAATTAAACTTTTTCCAAGGAAGCACTTCGTTGTTTTTTATTATATATATATTATAAGATTGATCTTTATCTTCAAATAATATATCATTAATAATGTGTTTACCATATACTTCTTGACCAAGAGAATAATGCATAGCTTCATTTTTGTAATCAGTACCTATACTAATCTTTCTTATCTTCTTCATTTTCTACTTCTGTATAAGTACCATCTTCTAAGTTAATATTAACATGGCCATACTTTTCTTCTAAAACTTTTTTTAGCTCTTCTATGTCAGTATTAATATCTGCTATTTTATGTAGCATCGCATGTTTCTTGGTTTCAATTACACCAATATCTAATATTACTTTTTGAAGATCTTCTTGTTGTTTTTTAGCTTGCTCAAGTTCTTCTTCGGTTATTTTATTTTCCATTTAATTTAATTTAATTGTATTTTATTTTAAGGACCTACATTAGGGTCTGTCCAGTCCGCAGTAGCTAATAAAGCTAGAGCTTGACTCTGATCTAAAGTCATTAATGGCACAACCGTACCATTAGTAATAAAACTAGGAGTAACTTGGTAAGATAACATAGCTTGTGTGTTAGCTAGATTTCTTCTCATAGTTTGAGCGCTAGTTGTATTTATCTGACTAAAATCAATTAACTTAGTCTGCGTATCTATATCTATCACTATATATGTTGTCATTTTACTTTTTTTTTAAAAAATTAACCAGGTACACTTGTTGTTCTACCTGAATTAGCTGGAGTTACTCCTTGGCCATTTGGATCTCCATAATCAGCCATATTTAGACTATATGAATTTTTAGTACTTCCACTCATATCCCCTTTTAAATCGGTTATATCTAAATTAACTCCAGTTCCATTAGCATTACTTCCCGGTGCATTTCCTACGATATTTTCTTGGACTAAATTCACACCTGTCATATCATTAGTACCTATAGCGTCTCTTGCTACTAGTGTAGTACCATTGTAATAAGTATTTTTTCCATCCAGTGGATACCAAGCAGTAGGAGCAGTTCCAGAAAAACTACTTAAGTCTGTTGGAACTCCAGCATTGTAGATTTCTGTTATCTCTGCTGGTGTTAATACGGTATTTTTCCAATAAGCTATGTTTGAAAGTGGTCCATCATAATAATATGCTGCTGTATAAAACCCTATTTCATCAGAACTAGTAATCGTAGGTAAAGCTCCAGATGCTGATGCTGTTGCTACTTGAACACCATCAAGATATAATCTAATAGTAGATCCATCATAAGTTCCTACTGTATGGTACCACACGTCTTGAGTAGGAGTCCAAGTATAAGAAGCCGACGTCGTATTTGTACCATGGCGAACAAAAAATAGTAAGTCTCCATTATACCATCTGTATATATAATTATAATTTGGATTGATCCAGTTTGTAGTAAAAGGAGCTAATCCAGGTGTTCCTGTAGTTACACTAGCCATATTAAACCACACTGAAATACTACAACTTGTAGCACCACTTAGTATAGCACTACTTCCTCCTGCTGTTTTTAGTTTATCAGAGCCTGCTCTATCAAAATTAATACTATAATTACTGTATGGAGTTTGTCTATATAAATCACTTTGAATTAAGTTGGCTGAAGTCATCCCACTACTTGTCATATCTGCTCCTAGTAAACCATCATCTTTCAATGTCCAATTAGTACCATCAAAAGTATCTCCGTCACCATTTAGTTTATACCATACTTGCAAGTTAGAAGCTTGAGGCTGTGTACCTGCATAAGGACTACCATTGTTATATAAAGTAGTCACTTCAGTTGGGGACAAAGAAACATTCCACATTTGTATATTAGTGGCATCCCCACCCAAACCTCTAAAAGTGTTACTTAGCGCATTACCTAGTTTTAAATCATTTGTAGCGCCCATGGTTCCCATCGAAGTGGCAACTGAATCCGCTGGCGCAGGAGAAGCACCTGAACCAAAATATACTGTTTGAGCTTGTCCATCAATATATATTTTTATTCTATCAGCATTACCCGCTCCACCACCATCAAAAACTACACAAAAATGAAACCATCTACCAGTAACAAGACCTGCAATGCTTCTTACTGATGAAAATACTCCACTGTCAGTATTATTTATATTACCTCTTAACCCTTGGTAAGGAGAATAATAATTTATAGAGAATCTATAATTAGCTCCATCCGTTAGATTTAAGATACTGTAACTTGTGTTAGCATCAAAATAAAACCAACCACTAAATGAAAAATTCGTTGCATTATTAAAAACAGTGACCCCTGAGTTAGCTACAGACATGCTTTGAGCAGCGGGATTTGCCCTTACGGGAAAATCAAAAACACTATCTCCAACAGAGACATTAGGGTATCCAGCTAGAGCGTTAGGATTAGAGTTATCTCCAATAGGATAATAAGCTATAGGTTTTGCACCTGTAATAGCCATTGGATTATTTAAATTATATAAATAAGTTATTTGATCTGTTGATAGTACATAGTCAAAAATAGTTATTTCGGCAATCTTTCCGTCAAAGTAGTAAGCAGGAGCTGCGCCAATATTTTGAATATCTAATTCCCTATCTGTCCCAGTATCTGTAGAAGTTCCGTTTATGTATAATGTAGCTGTTGTTGCGTCACCTGTGATACAAAAATGAGTCCATCCTTCACTCAATGTTCCTGTATCTAATTGTGTAGGTCCTCCAGAAGCATCTCTTATATAGACTTTGCTCAGAGCATTATTAAGCCAAAAATAATAAACAGGAAATGATGCGCCTAATATTACTTTTTGATCTACACCTGGTTGAACATAGACCCAAGCAGAAATACTTTTGTTTCCAGACAATTGTATACCTGAACCTAAATTTATAACATCGTTACTTCCATTAAAATTAATACTATAATTACTAAGTTTACTTTGGTTAGTATTCTCTGGCATTCTCCAGGTTGGTGCTATATAATTTGTTGCCATAATTAATCTCCCATTCTATACCATC